CCAAGTCGTTCGACGCGGCTCGCATGCCTGAATACCGCGACATGCCCGATGAAGATCACCAGGCAGCGCGCACCCGGCGCGAAATCGCCGAGGCCAACCTGGCCGAGATGCGCGAAGCCGAAGAGCGCGGCAAGCTGATCCAGGTCTCCGCCATCCGCGCCACCTGGGCCGCCCGCATCGCCAGCGCCCGCGATGCCCTGCTGCAGATCCCCTCGCGCCTGGCCCCCGTGCTGGCCGCTGAGACCGACCTGGCCGCCGTCACCCTGCTGCTGGAAGACGAAATCCGCCAGGCCCTGGCCGAACTGAGCCGCGAAGAGCCGGCCCGCACCACCGCCTGACGATCCACACCATGGGCGCCCAAGACCTCCCCGCCGACTTCGCCCGCGCCGACGCCATGGCCGCGGCCATGTTTGCCGAGTTCTTCCGCCCGCCCGCCGACCAGACCGTCAGCCAATGGGCCGACGCCAACCGCATGCTGTCGGGCAAATCCTCCAGCGAGCCCGGCCCCTGGCGCACCGACCGCACGCCCTACCTGCGCCAAATCATGGACGATCTATCGGCCCGCAGCACCGTGCAAGAGGTGGTCGTCATGTTCGCCGCGCAGCTCGGCAAGTCCGAGACCGGCAACAACTGGCTGGGCTACATCATCGACAACGAGCCCGGCCCCGTCATGTGCGTGCAGCCCACCACCGACATGGCCAAGCGATTCAGCCGCCAGCGCATCGCCCCCATGCTGGAGGAAACGCCCGCCCTGCGCCGCAAAGTGCGCGAGAACCGCAGCCGCGACGATGCCAACACAACCCTGATGAAAGACTTTGCCGGCGGCGTGCTGGTCGTGTCCGGGGCCAACAGCGCCGCCAGCCTGCGCTCCATGCCCGTGCGGTATCTGTTCCTCGATGAGACCGACGCTTACCCGCAAGACGTGGACGGCGAAGGCTCCCCCATCGTCCTGGCCGAAAAGCGCACCAGCACCTTCGCCCGGCGCAAGGTGCTGAAGACCAGCACGCCCACCATCAAGCATTTTTCGCAGATCGAATCCAGCTACCTGCAAAGCAACGCCTGCATCTACCATGTGCCCTGCCCGCATTGCGGCGAGATGCAGCCGCTGGAGATGGGCACCAAGGCCCCCCACGGCCTGCGCTGGGACAAGGACGAATCCGACCGCTACGTACCCGGCACCGTGCGCTACGTCTGCGCGCACAACGGCTGCGAAATCCTGGAGCACCACAAACCCGCCATGCTTTCCGCCGGCCGCTGGGTGCCAACCCGCACCAGCCAGCGCCCCGGCGTGCTCACCGGCTACCACCTGAATGCGCTCTACGCCCCGCTCGGCTGGGTCACCTGGTCCGACATCGTTCACCAGTTCACCGAGGCCGTGCAAGCCACCCGCCAGGGCGACAACAGCCGCATGAAGACGTTTGTGAATACCGTGCTGGCCGAGACCTGGGAAGTCAAAGGCGAGGGCGGTGACGCCGCCGCCCTGGCCGCCCGCGCCGAGGATTACCAGATGGGCACCGTGCCGCGCGGCGGCCTCATGCTCACCCAGGGCGTGGACGTGCAGCCCGACCGCCTGGAGGCCCGCGTCTGGGCCTGGGGCCGCGGCGAAGAATCCTGGCTCGTGGCCCGCCACATCATCTACGGCGACCCCAACCTCGACGAAGGCACCCCCGGCAGCCCGTGGACGCGCCTCACCGAAATCCGCCGCACCCCCATCGTCCACGCCAGCGGTGCGCAGATGCTGATCGAGGCCACCGCCATCGACACCGGCGGCCACAACACCAACGCCGTCTATGCCTACTGCCGCAACCACGCGCACGCCCAGGTGCTGGCCGTCAAAGGCGCCAGCACCTACGGCCGCCCCGTGATCGGCAAGCCCAGCCTCATCGACGTCAGCTGGCGCGGCAAGACCGTGCCCCGCAGCCTGAAGCTGTGGAGCATCGGCACCGACACCGCCAAGCACCTGATTTACGGCCGCATGCGCATCACCCAGGTCGGCCCCGGTTACATCCACCTGCCGCAGAGCCTGATCCAGACCGACGAATTCGACCAGATGACCGCCGCGCGCCTCATGCCCGTGGTGGTGCAGGGAAAACAATCCCTGCGCTGGATCACCCCCGGCGGTAAACGCGAGGAGGCCGGCGACTGCCAGGTCTACGCCTACGCCGCCGCCTGCTACCTGGGCATCCAGACCTACCGCGACCCAGGCTGGGACCGCCGCGAGGCCAAATACGCGCCACGCGAGCCGGATCTGTTCAGTCAGCCACAAAACACCGAAAAAACCGCCGATCCCCAGCGCAACCCGGTCACAGACAGCTATAAAAAACGGAGTGAAAACCAACCCGACGCCACGCCTGCCGCGCCCGCGCCAAAGGCCCAGCGCCCCTTCAGCCGAGACTGGTAACGACTTGCACTCCACCACCATGCCCACGCCGCCCACCAGCAAACCGCCAGCCCTGAAAGACCTGATCGCCGCCGAGCCCGATCTGGTGGACCGCATCTTCGACTACATCCTCAGCGAATTCCCACAGATCGCCGGCCAGCCGTCCGAGAAAATTGCCACGACCAAGGCCGCCGTGCGGGCAGAATTCAAGGGCGAGGAATGCTACATCGCCGCGCGCCCGCCCACCGCGCGCCAGCAGCTCGTCGGCCAGGTGCTGGCCCTGTTCAACGGCCGCAACGCCACCGAGGTGGCCCGGCGCCTGCACATCAGCCGGGCGACGGTCTATCGGGTTCTGAAGCAGCCCGGCAAAAACAAACCGTCTCACTTTTCCGGGAAATGAGACTCCCTCGCTGATACCGTGACCCGTCCATCACGGCACCGAAACAGAAAGACAGACAGGCAGGTACACACATGGCCCACACCCAGGCAGATCTCGACGCCATCAAGGCCGCCATCGCCAGCGGCGAACAATCCGTCGAAGTCGGCGGCCGCAAGGTCGTCTACCGCAGCGTCGAAGAACTACGCAAGGCCCGCGACGACATCGCCGCCGAGCTTGCGGGCGCGTCCAGCAGCGGCACCAGCGGCGTGCGCCGCGGCAGCTTCGCCGTTCGCTTCGCCACCGCACGCGGAGACTGATCGCCATGGCCAGCCTTGCCACCACCCTGATCGACCGCTTCATCGGTGCCCTCAACCCCAACGCCGGCATGCGCCGCCTGCGTGCCCGTGAAATGCTCACCCGCGCCTATGAAGGCGCCAGCCAGAAAGACGGCTGGCGTCCCCGCCGCGCCGGCGCCAGTGCCAACACCGACCACCTGGCCGACGGCGCCATCCTGCGCACCCGCGCCCGCGCCCTGGTGCAAAACGTGCCTTACATCGCCCGCGGCCTTGAAAGCCTGGTGGCCAACACCATAGGCACCGGCATCACCCCGCGCAGCCTGGCCACCAACGGCGACAAGATCGACGCCCTGTGGGCACAATGGGCCAAGGTCGCCGATGCCGATGGCAAGTCCGACCTCTACGGCCTGCAGGCCATGGCCTACCGCGCCATGGAGCAAGACGGCGAAGTCCTGATTCGCCTGCGCGCCCGCCGTGTGGAAGACGGCCTGCCCGTGCCCCTGCAGATCCAGGTGCTCGAAATCGACTGGCTCGACAGCAGCAAGATGGGCGCCAACGGCCCCAACACCATCATGAACGGCGTCGAGTACGACGTGCTCGGCAAGATCGTTGCCTACTGGCTGTGGGACCAACACCCAGGCGAGCTGGTCTCCGGCCGCCGCGCCAAGGCCGCCAGCTACCCCGTGCCGGCCGAGCGCGTCATCCACCTGTTCAACCCACAGCGCCCAGGCCAGGGCCGCGGCTTCACCCGCCTGGCGCCCGTCATCGCCCGCGTGCGCGACGTGCAGCTGTATGAAGATGCCGAGCTGCAGCGCAAGAACCTGGAAACCCGCCTCAGCGTGCTCGCCAGCGGCGACGCCAGCACCCTCAGCATGAGCGAAAGCGCCGACCAGGCCACCGTCAAGCAGACCGGTGAGCTGGGCACCCTGGCCAGCGGCGGCATCACCCAGGTGCCCACCGGCGTCAGCCTCACCGTGGTCGAGCCCAAGGCCGCTGGCGGGTATGTCGATTACGTCAAGTACCAGCTGCACCTGATCGCCGCCGGCATGGGCATCACCTACGAAATGATGACCGGCGACGTGCGCGAGGTCAACTTCAGCAGCGCCCGCGTCAGCATGCTCGAATTCCGCCGCAACGCCGAGTCCATGCAATGGCTCACCCTCATCCCCCGCCTGTGCGAGCCCATCTGGTCCGCCTTCGTTGATGCCGCCGCCATGGCCGGCAAGATGCGCGCGTCTGACCGCGCCGTCGACTGGGCCACCCCCAAGTGGGACTACGTCAACCCCGAGCAGGACGTCAAGGCCGACCTGGCCGAGATCAGCGGCGGCCTCACCACCATCAGCGAGAAACTGCGCAAGCGCGGCTACAAACCCGAGCTGGTGTTCCAGGAGCTGAAAGCCGACTTCGACCGCCTGCGGCAAGACGGCACGCTCGACATCATGCTGCAGATCCAGACCGGCCAGGCCCCGCCCGCACCAACGCCCTGACACGCTGACAAGCGCCAGACAACAGGCCCGCCTTGCGCGGGCTTTTTCACGTCTGCACAAATCGTCTCAGTTTTCCGGGAAATGAGACAGCTGCACGCGCAAAGTGCGCCCCATGCCAAACGCCACAGCTATCCAAACCCGCACCGCAGACATGCCACTGGCGGGTCTGCAGATGGAGGTCCGCAATGTAACCCGTGCTGCAGCCAGTGAGGGAGATCTGGCCCCCGCCGCCAGGTTCGAGCTGGTCTTTACCACCGGCGCCCCCGTTCGCCGTTACGACTGGGCCAATGGCCGCTACTACATCGAACAACTCGAAGTCTCTGCCGAAGCCATCAACACCGACCGTCTGGAGCGCGGCGCTCCGCTGCTCAACAGCCACAGCGCGTGGACGCTTGAAGACCAGATCGGCGTCTGCGATCAGCCCAGCATTTCCAACGGCGAGGGCATCGTGCAAAGCCAGCTCAGCCGACGCGAATCCGTGCGCGGCATCGTGCAAGACCTTGAAGACCGCGTGATCCGCAACGTCAGCGTCGGCTATGTGCGCGACGCCATCGAAATGGTCGCTCCGACCGAGGCGTCTGGCATGTGGGTCTACCGCGTGACCCGCTGGACCCCGATGGAGGTCAGCCTCACCCCAATCCCTGCCGACATGGACAGCCAGGTCCGCAGCGTCAACGGCCAGTTGCAAGACGCCTCCGGCCACGAAATCCGCAGCTACCCCTGCCAGATCACTGAAATCCCGCCCACGGTGGGCACTACCGCCGCAACCATCCCTCCTGAAGGAAACCGCACCATGCCTAACCGCAACGCCGAAGGCGGCACGCCCGCCACCACGGACCCCTCGCAAACTGCCGCACCGGCCGCCGCACCCGCTGCCCCCGTCGCCGACACCCGCGCCGCCGACATTGCCGACCTGTGCGCCCGCCACGGCGTGCCGCAGCTGGCCGCCGGCATGATCCGCGCCGGCACCAGCACCGCCGATGCCGGCCTGCAAGTCCTGGCCGAGCTGGCCCGCCGTGATGCCGCCTCCGGTGGCCACCGCAACGTCGGCCGCATCGAGACCGTCCAGGACGAAATGCAAGTCCGCCTGGCCGGCATCGAGCAGGCCATCCTTCACCGCGTCAGCGTCGGCACCCAGCTCGACGACAACGGCCGCCGCTTCCGTGGCCTGAGCCTGCTGGAGATGGGCCGCGACTTCCTCGAAGCGCACGGCCAGAACACCCGCGGCCTCGACCGCATGACCCTGGCCAGCCGCATGCTCAACTTCCGCGCAGGCGGCATGATGGGCACCAGCGACTTCTCCAGCCTGTTCGCCAACGTCGCCAACAAGCGCCTGCGCGCCGCGTATGACGAAAACGCCGGCACCTACGCCCTGTGGGCGCGCCGCGCGCCCAACGCGCCCGACTTCAAATCCATGAGCGTCGTGCAACTGGCCGGCGCCCCGGATCTGCTGCAGACCAACGAAGCCGGCGAATTCAAGTACGGTGCCATGACCGACGGCGCCGAGTCCTACTCCGTGCTGACCTACGGCCGCATCGTCACGCTCACCCGCCAGGCCATCGTCAACGACGACCTGCGCGCCTTCGAGCGCCTGGTCACGGCCTTCGGCTTCGCCGCCCGCCGCCTGGAAAACCGCACCGTTTACAGCCAGCTCACCACCAACGCCAACCTGGCCGATGGCGGCGCCCTGTTCAACGCCACCGCCGTCAGCACCACCGGCGGCCACGCCAACCTGCTGACCAGCAGCGCGCTGGCCATCGGCACCCTGACCACGGGCCGCACCACCATGCGCCTGCAAAAGGGCATGCAGTCCGAAGAGCTCAACCTGGCGCCCGCCTTCCTGATCGTGCCCGCCACGCTGGAGCAGACGGCCTACAACCTCACCAGCGCCAACTACGTGCCGAGCACCAAGGCCGAGATCAACGAATTCCGCGCAGGCGGCCGCACCGCCGTGACGCCGGTTGTTGAGCCCGTGCTGGATGCCAACAGCACCAGCGCCTGGTATCTGGCCGCATCCAGCGCCCAGGTCGATACGGTCGAGTACTGCTACCTCGACGGCGCCGAAGGCCCGGTGATCGAGTCCGAGGTTGGCTTTGAAACCGATGGCGTGTCCTACAAGTGCCGCCTCGACTTCGCCGCCAAGGCCGTTGACTACCGCGGCCTGCTGAAAGCCACCGCCTGATAGCACCACCCCGGCGCCCAGCGGCGCCGGGCCTGCACCCACTCACCACCCGGAGCCCAGCACCATGAAGACCTACATCAAAGAGGGCGCGACCCTCACCCTGACCCCCGCCGCCGACGTTGCCAGCGGCGTCGGCTACCTGTTCGGCGCCGGCCTGTTCGGCGTGGCCCAGAACACCGTGGCCAGCGGTTCGGCCGGCGAATTCCTCACCGAGGGTGTCGTCACCATCGGCAAAACCAGCGCCCTGGCCATCGCCGTCGGCGACCGCCTTTTTTGGGACGCCACCAACAAGGTCGTCAACAAAACCAGCACCGCCCAGCAGTGCGTCGGCGTGGCAGTGTCGGCCGCCGCCAACCCGTCCAGCACGGTCGAAATGAAGATCGGCCCATACCTGCCGGTGGCCACCTGATCGCCTGACGCCTCCAAGCATTGACGCCACCCGCCATGCCGCAGCCCTTCGCAGCCCTTGAAACCCGCCTCAATCAGGCGGTGTTCAAGCACGTCAGCAACGCAGCCGCCAGCGCCTACACCGCGCACGGACAAATCGTTGAATTTGACGTGATCTTCGATTCGGCCTACGGCATGCAGCTGGGCGGCCTTGTGGGCGACACATCGCCACAGGCGCAGTGCAAAACCGCTGACGTGGCCGATCTGACCTGGGACAGCGTCATCACAGTGGCGGGCATCGCCTACAGCGTCGCCAGCGCACGGCCCGACGGCATGGGCCTGACCACCCTCACCCTGCGCGAGGCGTAGCACCATGGCCGCCCACATCACCCAGCAAATCCTCGCCGCCGTCGCCGCCACCCTGGTGGCCGCCGGCACGGCCGCGGGCGCCCGTGTGTATGTGGACCACCCCGACGAATTGACCGCCGCCATGCTGCCCGCCCTGGTCATCACCTGCGGCCCCGAGCAGATCGAGGCGCTGGGCCTGGGCTTCCCCTTCGGCCAAAGCCGCGTGCTGGCGTTCGATGTGATTGCCGTCACCACCGGCGCCGGCGCCGCCGCATCGTCGCGCGCCCTGGCCGGGCAGGCCGAGGCGGCCCTGTACGCCAGCGAAACCACCGCCCGCCTGGGCGGCCTGGCCAAGGCGCCCATCCTGCTGCAGTCCACCGACCCCACCGTGAGCGGCTCGGGCAAGGAAATCATCGCCGAAGTCCGCCAAAGCTGGCAGGCCACCTATCACACCGTGTCGGGCCTGCCCGATGCCGCCGCGTAACCCCGCAACCCACCACAAGCAACCCGAGGACACACACCATGGCCTACTACTACCCCGAAGGCAGCAAGATTTACTACAGCTCCACCTTCGCAGCTGCCAAGACGGTTAGCGCCGTCACCAACGCATCGCCGGCCGTCGCCACCAGCACGGCCCACGGCTACAGCGACCTCGACCCCATCCTGTTCAATTCGGGCTGGGAAGACGCCGCCGACACCATCTGGGAAGTTGACAGCCAGACGGCCGACACCTTCAACATCACCGGCCTGGACGCCAGCTCCACCACCTACTACCCCGCGGGCGCCGGCATCGGCACCGCGCAGAAGGTGTCCAGCTGGGTCGAAGTCCCGCAGATCCTCGACATCTCCAGCACCGGCGGCGGCCCCAAGTACGGCACCGTGTCGCCCCTGAGCCGCCGAAATGACATAAAAACGCCGATTGGATTTGAAGCCATGTCCATCGACATCGGCCTCGGCTACGACGCCACCAACGCCACCTGGCAGTCCATGCTGGGCCTCACGCGCACCTTCACCAAGGTCGCCATCAAGATCGTCGTGCCCGGCGGGGGCCGCCTCTACGGGTACGGCAACCTGATCGCGTCCGAGATGGTCGAAATCACCAAGGGCAACGCCCTCAAGGTCAAGGCCGCCATCAGCCTCGACGGCCGAATGATCGGCTACGGCGCCTGAGTCACCAGGCCATGAGATAGGCGCACCGGGGCGGCCTTGGCCGTCCGTCAGATTTCCCCCCGAGGTCTGCCCGGTGCGCCCCTTTATCGGGGCGTTTTCACATCATCGGGGGAACCTATGGCCTTCAACATCGAGATTTCCGACACGGTCAGATTCACCGTGCGATTCACCACCAAGGACGAGCGCGGCGTTGAGAAGCCCGCCAGCTTCGACCTTATCGCCAAGCGATTGAACGTCGATGAGTACAAGGACGCGCTGGCCTCTGAGACCAGCGTCACCTTCAGCGACTTCCTGGCCACCGTCGTCACCGGCTGGGAGGGCGTGCGCGATGGCGCCGGCACCCCGGTCGAATTCAGCCAGGACGGCCTGCGCCGCCTGTGCAAGGTGCCCGGCCTGGCGTCGTTGATGTTCAAGACCTACGGCGCCGAGGTCTCGGTGAAGGAAAAAAACTAGCCGCGCTCGCCCGCGAAATCGCCAGCCAACCACCCGAGCGCGCCAATGACCAGCCACCCCCAGGCAGCCCGCTATCGCAAGCCCTCGCAAGCGCCGGCCTGCTCGGCGGTGGCGGCCCTGCGCCGCGCACGCTCTACCTGTGGCCCTGCAACGTGCCCGCGTGGCGCGCCTGGCAGGGCGTCAAAACGCAGTGGCGCGAAGGCATGGACGGCAAGACGGGCCTCGATTACGCGGGCGTGCGCGCCTACCTCGACCTGCAAGGCATCCGCGGCGCTGCTCGGCGCAGCATCTTCGCCGGCATTCAGGCATGCGAAGCCGCCACCCTCGAAGCCCGGGACGAGCAACGCCAGCAATCCACCCCATAAGGCGCACTGATGGCTGCCAACGACGTAAAGATCGTCCTCACCGCCGAAGACAAAACCACCGGCGCCTTCAACAGCGCCCGCAAGGGCCTGGGCAACCTCGCGGCCGAGGCCAAATCGGTCGTGTCCGGCGTCGGCGCCGTGGGCGCTGCGTTCGGCGTGCTGGGCGGCGCGGTGGGCGCTGCACTCAGCATCACCGCCGTCAAGGGCGCGGTCGATATGCTCGACCAGCTTGATGACCTGAGCGAAAAAACCGGCATCGCCACCGAGGCCCTGAGCGCCCTGCGCTACGCCGGCGAAGTGGTCGGCACCCCCATCGAGGCCCTGGCCACCGGCGTGCGCAAGCTCAGCCTCAACATGGCCGCGGCGGCCGGCGGCGGCAAAGAGCAGGCCGCAGCCTTCCAGGCCATCGGCGTCAGCTTCAAGAATCTGGACGGCAGCCTGCGCGGCAGCGACCAGGTGCTGGGCGCCATCGCCGACAAGTTCGCATCCTTCCGCGACGGCCCCGAAAAAGCCGCCCTCGCGGTGGATCTGTTCGGCAAGGCCGGCGCCGACATGATCCCGCTGCTCAACAAAGGCAGCGCCGGCATGGAAGAACTGCGCCAGGAGGCCGAGCGCCTGGGCGTTGTCTTCAGCGGCGACCTGGCCGCTCAGGCGGCCGAGTTCAACGACAACCTCAAGAAAATCCAGCTTTCGGCCCAAGGCTTCGCCACCACCGTGGCCGGCGAGCTGCTACCCTCACTCAACGAACTGGCCGGCCTGTTCATCGAGGCGCAAGACGGCGGCAACAGCTTCGCCACGCTGATCGGCCAGGGCCTCAAGACCGCGCTCGAATCCGTGGTGGTGGCCGGCGCCAACGTGTCCTTCGTGCTGCAAGGCATCGGGCGCGAGATCGGCGCCATCGGCGCGCAGACCGTCGCCCTGGCCACGCTCGACCTCAAAGGCTTCAACGTCATCAGCGAGGCCGTCAAGTCCGACGCCGTGCGCGCCCGCGCCGAGCTTGACGCGCTGGAGCGCCGCATCCTGGGCATCGGCACCGCCAGCTTCAAAGACCCCCGCATCCTGGGCAGCGTGCCCAGCATCAAGGCGCAGGCCGACGCCCTCAAGGCCGCCGCGCCCGTGGTGCAAAAGCTCGGCGAAACCGCCAAGGCCACCGGCGACGAGCTGCAAAAGCTGCTCGACAAACTTCAGGGCAAGGCCACCGGCTTCGATGCCGATTACGCCAAAAACATCAACCTGCTGCGTACTGCCCTCGACACCGGGCGCCTGAGCTGGGACGCCTACACCAAGGCCGTCGGGCAGTACGTCGCCCAGCAGCCCGCCTCGATCGAGGCCGCGAAGGCCGCCACCAATGCCATGGAAGAGCAAGCCATGGCCGCCTACAAGCTCGGCCGCGCCGAGCTGGACGAAGCTGAATCCATCGACGCCTGGCGCAAGGCCCAAGACGAGGCCGCAGCCGCATCGCTCAAATCCATCAACGACCGCATCGCCGGCCTGCAGCTTGAAGAGGAGGCCACCGCCCGCGCCGCCTTGGAAAACATCAGCCTGGCCGCCGCCATCGAGCAGGTCACCATCGATCGCCTGCGCGAGCAGCAGGCCGTGCTGGTGGCCGGCAGAGCCGCCTATGACAATGTTCAGAAAGAGATCGACGCCCGCCAGAAGCTGATCGGCATCATCAACACCAAAGACCTGCGCGACAAGGAAAGCGCCGGCTGGTCGCAGGTGTTCGCCAGCATCGACAGCACGGCTAAAGACGCCTGGACCAACGTCTGGGAAAGCGGCTCCGACGCCTTCAAGCGCATCGGCAAGACCCTCAAGGCCGCCGTGCTCGATGTGCTGTATCAGATGACCGTGCGGCCCTTCATCGTCAAGATCGGGGCCAGCGTCATGGGCAGCGGCTTTGCCACCGCCGCCAACGCCGCCACCGGCAGCGGCACCGGCGTGCTGTCCGGCGCCGGCAACCTCGCCAGCCTGTTCACCGGCGGCACCAGCGTGGGCAACTTTGCCGGCAGCGCCTTTGCCAACCTCACCGGCACCGGGCTCGACGGCCTGCTCGCCACCAACGCCGCCTTCGGCACCGCCGCCTCCAGCGGCGTGTCCACCGTGCTCTCCGGCCTCATGACGGCCGCGCCCTACCTGGCCGCCGTCACCGCCGTCTACGCCATCGCCAAGGCGCTGGACCACAGCGGCACCCCTCACACTGGAGGCGGGTCCAGCTACAGCGCCGCCTCTGGCTTGAGCAGCACCACCACCAGCGGGTGGACCGGCGGCAGTTCGTCTGGCGACGGGTTCGGAGGCGTGATGGGCAGTGCCTCCACCGTTGAGATGACCAGCGGCCTGGTGAAAAGCATCGTCGGCATCCTGGACAGCACGGCCACCGCCTTCGGAAAAACTGCCGGATACGCCGCGGCCACCAGCTTCGCGGATGACAGCTCCAAAGACCCGGCCTGGGGTTCGCTGGTCATCAAGCAGCTCGACAACGTGCTGGTCAACTGGAACGACACCCGCACCAGCAAGTGGGCGCCGCGCCGGTTCTCTGATGGTAGTGCCGGCAGCGCCGAATACCTGGCCGCCATCTCGCAAGACGTGCGCAAGGCCATCGACGGCATCGGCCTGCCCGCCTGGGCCAGCACCATGCTCAACCAGCTGGGCGAGGCGCCCACGCTGCAGCAGCTCGGCGAGGCGGTGGCGCTGATCAACAAGACGCAGGCGGTGTTCACCAATCTTGGTCAAGCGATGGCGGGCTTTGCCACCATCGGCGACGTGGGCCGTGGGCGACTGGTGGAGGCGGCCGGCGGCATCGACGCGCTGGCTGCAAGCGCCAGCGCCTACTACCAGGCTATGTACACCGAGGAAGAGAAGGCGGCCACGGTCAAGCGCCAGTACACGGAGGCGCTGCAGGCGGTGAATCTGGCCGTGCCAAGCACCATTGAGGCGTACCGCGCACAGGTGGCGTGGCATGAAAGCATTGCAGACACCGAGCCAGGCGCCGCGAATGTGCTCGCCACTTTGTACGCCATGGGTCCAGCCTTCGCCAGCGTGGTGCCAGAAACGCAGGCCCTGGTCACCGTGGTGGACGATCTGGGCAACGTCACCGAGACCGTGGCCGAGCAGGTGGGCCGCACGGCGCAAGACATTGCGCAGAGCATGCAGAGCTTGCGCGATGTGGGCAACGATCTGCGTGTGGATCTGCTCTCCGCGCAGGGCGACAGCGCGGGCGCCCAAGCCTTGCGCCGTGCGCTCGACACCGCCGGCCTCACCGAGGCCGAAATCGCGCTTTATGACTACAACCAGGCGCTGCGCGACCAGATCACGGCGGCCAACGCCGCCCGCGATGCCGCCGATCAGGCCCGCGCCGCCGCCGACGATGCCGCCCGCCAGGCCATTGCCGACGCCCAGGCCCGCGCCGCCGGCATCCTGCAAGAACGCACCGGCCTGCAGGATCAGCTTGACAATCTGACGCTCACCAGCGCCCAGCTGCTGGAGAAGCAGCGCAACGCGCTGGACGAATCCAACCGCGCCCTGTTCGACCAGGTGCGCGCCGCCACCGATGCCGCCGCCGCCCAGCAGTCCCTGGCCGAGCAAACCCGGCAAGCCGAATCCGACGCGCAAGCCCGCGCCGCCGGCATCCTGCAAGAACGCACCGGCCTGCAAGGCCAGCTCGACAATCTGACGCTCACCAGCGCCCAGCTGCTGGAGAAGCAGCGCAACGCGCTGGACGAATCCAACCGCGCCCTGTTCGACCAGGTGCGCGCCGCCACCGATGCCGCCGCCGCCCAGCAGTCCCTGGCCGAGCAAACCCGGCAAGCCGAATCCGACGCGCAAGCCCGCGCCGCCGGCATCCTGCAAGAACGCACCGGCCTGCAAGGCCAGCTCGACAATCTGACGCTCACCAGCGCCCAGCTGCTGGAGAAGCAGCGCAACGCGCTGGACGAATCCAACCGCGCCCTGTTTGACCAGGTGCAGGCCGCCAGCGCCGCCGCAGAAGCCCAGCAGACCCTGGCCGAGCAGACCCGGCTGATCGCCAGCGAGCGCGCCGGCCTGGAGCGCCAGCTGCTGCAACAGACGGGCGACATCGCCGCCCTGCGCGCCCTCGACCTGGCCGCTTTGGACCCTGCCAACCGCGCCCTGCAAGAGCACATCTGGGCGCTGGAAGATCAAAAGAAAGCCGCCGACCTGGCCGCCGCCGCCAATGCCGACGCCGCCGACGAGCTGCAGCGCGCCGCCGATGCCGCCGCCGCCGCCGCCCAGAAGATCGCCGGAGAGCGCGACGGCCTCTGGCGCCAGTGGCTCACCGCCAGCGGCGACACCGCCGCCCTGCGCGAGCTGGAGCTGGCCGCGCTCGACCCGAGCAACCGAGCCTTGCAAGAACAAATCTGGGCGCTGCAAGACCAGAAGACCGCCGCCGACGAAGCCGCCAGCGCCGCCGAGCAGCTGGCCAGCACCTGGGGCAGCCTGAGCGAAAGCCTGATGAGCGAGGTGGCCCGCATCCGCGGCCTCATCACCGACGGCTCGGCCGGCGGCTTTGCCGGACTGCAGGCGCAGTTCGCCATCGCCACGGCACAGGCCCGCGCCTTGAACCAGGACGCCGCCCAGCTGCTGCCCGGCCTGTCGGCCAGCCTGCTGGAGACCTACGCCAAGAGCGCCACCTCGCTCACCGACCTGCAGCGTATGCAGGCCTTCACCGCAAACAGTTTGGAGACCACGGCCAACATCATCGGCGCGGCCACCGGCACGGGCACCACAGCCACCACCCTGGCCACGCGCGACGGCCGCACGCTCACGGCCATGCCCGTGCCAGCCGGCCAGGCCGGCGGCGCGGCGGGCTACAGCCTGGCCGACATGGTGGTGGAGCTGCGCGCAGAAATCGCGGCGCTCAAGACCGAGGTCAAGGGCCTGCGCTCAGACAGCACCACGCAGCAGGAATCCATTGCGATAAACACCGGCAAGACCGCCCGCATCCTCGACAAGTTCGACATCGACGGCATGCCCGCCGTGAGGGCCTGACGCCATGAAAGTCTTAACCCCCACCCCGATCACCGACGCGCTGTTCACCAGCAGCACCACGCCCGAGACCGACCACGCCGCCTACGCCGCGGGCACCACCTACGCGCTGGGCGCCAAGGTGATCCGCACCGGCACGCACCGCATCTACGAGAGCCTGCAGGCGGGCAACCTGGGCAACACGCCCGAAAGCTCGCCCACCTGGTGGCTCGACATCGGCCCCACCAACCGCTGGGCCATGTTCGACAGCGTGGTGGGCACCGCCACCACCCTGGCCAGCCCGCTCACCGTGGTGCTGGCGCCCGGCTACGCCAACGCGCTGGCCCTGCTGGAGCTGGTGGGCACCAGCGTCACCGTCAGCATGACCAGCGCATCGGAGGGCGGCAGCGTATTTAGCCGCACCATCAGCCTCGACGCCAGCGAGGTGAGCGACTACTACGAATACTTTTTTGAGCCGTTTGCGCAGCGCACCTCCATCCTGATCACCGATCTGCCCGCCTATGCCGACGGCGTGCTCACCGTGTCGATGACCGGCTCCACCGTTTCATGCGGCCTGCTGAAAGTGGGCCTGCTCACCGATCTCGGCATCACCCTGGCCGGCGTGACGGCCGGCATCAATGACTATTCGGTGAAAGAGACAGACGCCTTTGGCAACACCATCCTGACCGAGCGCGCCTGGTCGCGCCGCCTCACCGCCAGGGTGATGGTGGACAAGGCCGACTTCAACCGTGTGGACCGCAAGCTCTCAGACCTGCGCGCCACGCCCGTGGTGTGGATCGCCAGCGAAGACGAGCAGCTCGCGCCGCTGGTGGCCTTCGGCTTTTCCAGGTCTTTCAACACCGAAATCACCTACCCCTGGCACTTCATGTGCAGCCTCGAAATTGAAGGAATGACCTGACATGAGCACCGTATCCAACCTGCCGCCCGTGCCCAGTCGTGGCGTGCCCAGCACCTTCAGCACGCTGTTCGAGGCCTTTCTCACGGCCCTGAAGAACACCTTCGTCTCCGAGGTCAACACCGTGGCCGGCGAGGTCAACACCAACGCCACCACGGCCAGCACGGCGGCTGGCACCGCCACCACGGCAGCCGCCACCGCCACCAGCGCGGCGGCCACCGCGGCGGCGGGGGCCAACTTCAAGGGCAACTGGTCGGCGCTGACCGGGGCGCTGGCCGTACCCGCCAGCGTGGCGCACAGCAACGGCCTGTGGATGCTGCTGTCGAACGTGGCCGACGTCACCACCAAGACGCCCGGCGTGGCCAGCGAATGGCAGCGCCTGTATGGCCGCAGCGTGGACCTCAAGGCCGACGTGCAGGCCGTGGCCGCATCAAGCATCGATTGCTCGCTGTCCACCTACTTCACCAAGACCATCGCGGGCAACACCACCTTCAGTTTCTCCAACGTGCCAAGCGACCGTGCATACGCCTGCACCTTGGAGCTGACGCACACCAGCGGCACCGTCACCTGGCCGGCGACCGTCAAGTGGCCGCAGGACACCGCGCCCACGCTCACCACCGGCAAGACGCACCTGTTCATGTTCGTCACCGACGACGGCGGCACGCGCTGGCGTGGCGCGGCCCTGGCCAACTACACCAACTGAGCGCGCGCCATGCACGACATTGCGCAGATGCTGTTGATGGCGGCCGCCGGTCAGGGCGGGCAGGTGTCGCGCACCGTCGGCGGCACCGCCTTGCGAGACTCCACCATCGCCAACAACTACACCACGGCGGCGCTCGCCATCGGCGCCGCCGCCGCCGACGGCCTGGTGGTGGTGGCCGCGACGGTGCGCGACCGCACGGGCAACTCCATCCCAACGACGACCGCCATGACCATCGGCGGCGTCTCGGCCACGCTGCTGGCGCGCTACGGCGGCTGGACCACGATGGAGACGTCGCTGTGGATCGCCGCTGTGCCCACCGGCACCACGGCCGCGGTGGCGGCGACGATCGACCGCAACGTGGACGATTACGCCCTCGGCGTGCTCGCCGTCTACGGCGCCGTGCCCACGCCGGCCTACACCGTAGCCAGCGCGCCATCGTCCGG